CTTAACGATACTACATTTACAATTCGCAATGCGATGGAAGTTTGGGCTAATGGTGTGCAGAATCTTGCAACAACCAATGGTAGAACTAATCCACGTGAATATCAAACTGACTTAACAGTTCATCAGCTAGATCGTAGCGGTGCTATTGTTAAGGCATATAGGTTTGTAGATGCGTATCCAATTACTATCGGCGCAATCGAATTAAGTTTTGATACAACTAACGCTGTTGAAGAATTTACAGTAGAGTTTCAATATAATTACTGGACATCTAATACAGCAACAAGCAGTGGAATTGGAGTTAACGTATCTGTTGATACTCCGATTGGTTCGCTACCAATTCGTATTTAATTATTCCTTAAGGATTTTATAGTATGGCTGAGTTTTTTGGGTTTGAGATCAAGCGTAAAAAAGAGGAGAAGCAAGTACCTAGTGTAGTTGCTCCTGCTCTTGATGATGGTGCAACGACTGTATCAAGTGCCGCTGCTTATTACAGCATGGTGCTTGATATGGATTCGATCATTAAGAACGAAAATGATCTTATCCGTCGCTACCGTGAGATTGCTCAATACGCTGATGTTGATAGTGCTGTTGAAGATATTGTTAATGAGTCGATTGTAGCAGATGAAAATAAAATGTCAGTTGATATTGTTTTAGACGACTTAAAAGTATCAACTGGTGTTAAAACTAAAATAAGAGAAGAATTTTCAAATGTTCTTCAATTATTAGATTTTCAAACAAGATCTCATGATATTTTTAAATCTTGGTATATTGATGGAAGATTATTCTATCACATTTTGATAGATCCAAACAAAGTTAAAGAAGGCATAGTCGAACTTCGTTATATTGACCCAAGAAAAATTCGTAAGGTTAAGAATATTAAGAAAGAAAGACAACCTAATGGTGTTGAGGTTGTCAAAGAAATTGAAGAATACTATATCTATAATGATAAGGGTATTACAGAAAATAATGTTCAGGGCGTAAAGTTGACCATAGATTCTGTTATCTATGCTCATTCTGGATTTTTAGATTCTAACACTGGTATGGTTTTAAGTTATTTGCATAAAGCAATTAAACCAACAAACCAGTTAAAGTTTATGGAAGATGCTCTGGTTATCTATCGTATTAGTAGAGCACCTGAGCGTAGAATTTTTTACATTGATGTAGGTAACTTGCCTAAGATTAGAGCAGAACAATACGTCAATGATATTATGAATAAATTTCGTAATAAAGTGCAGTATGATGCAAGCACTGGAGAAATCCGTGATGACAGAAAACATATGTCAATGCTTGAAGATTTTTGGATGCCTCGTCGTGAGGGTGGTAAGGGTACTGAAATTACCACACTACCTGGAGGTACCAACCTCGGAGAGATTCAAGATATTGAATATTTCCAGCGTAAACTATATCAAGCATTGAATGTTCCTGCTACAAGAATGCAGTCGGATAATGGCTTCAATCTTGGTAAAAGTAGTGAAATTACCAGAGATGAAGTTAAATTTAACAAATTTATTCAACGCATTCGTAAAAGATTTACAAGTTTATTCACTGACACTTTAAGAATTCAGTTAGTTGCTAAAGGTATTATTCGTGATGATGAGTGGAAAGATATGCTTCCTCGTATTAAGTTTAATTACCATAAAGACAACTATTATGCTGAACTAAAAGATTCTGAAATTCTAACAAATAGGATTAACCTATTAATGATGTTAGAGCAGAATCAAATGGTTGGTAAGTATTATTCTAAAGAGTGGGTTAAGAAAAATATTCTTAGACAATCTGAAAAAGAAATTGATGAAATTGAAAATCAGATTGAAAATGAAGAAGATGATCATCTCAATCATGCAGAGCGTATGGGTATGATGGCTGGTATGCAACAAGGCATGCAACAACAAACTCAACAATCGTATATGCCTGATGAAGAGGAACAACAAACAGGAGAACAGAAATGACTGTAAAACAATTAATTGATGCTATTGACTCTGGTAAAACTCTGGAGATTGAATCTACTTTTGAAACTCTTATGGCAGATAAAGTTGCAACTAAACTTGACGCATACAGACAAGAAGTCGCTAAGAGTATGTTCGCTACACAAGTCGCAGAGTCTAAGGATGAAGACGAAGACGACGAAGACGACGAAAAAGAAGATAAAGATGATGAAGATGATGAAGACGAAGATGAAGATAAAAAAGAAATGAAAGAAGGCGCATATACTAATCCAGGATTAGAAGCACTTCTTGCTAAGAAGCGTGCAGAAAAGGCTGCAGCAAAACAAAGTAAATAATGCACTTTAAATCTTTTACAAACAAGATAAAAAGTTCTGTTCTACAGAGAAATATTGTAGAACAGACTTCTTGTTTCAACATCAGATTGTATAGAACTGATGAAGGTAAAATCTTTATTGATAATCTTGAAACTGAGTTCAAAACTTTAGATGAGGCGAGATCTTATATTAGACAACAAAATAAACTACAATATATTGAACAAGAATTGTCTAAAAACATATATGAAGACGTGTTAGAAAATAAGATTGCTACACTAATAAAAGAGAAAAATAATATCAAAGTAACAGATAATATATTAGAACATTATATTTCTCTCGCCTCATCTAAGGTTTTCACAATTGACCCAACTGTTCAGTTGATTAGAAAATTAAATAAATACGACTATATGTTTGAGAACAAAATAGATTATGTATTAGCGGATGGTGCTAAGGTTGTTATTGATATTAATACGCAAGAACGTCTTAATACTATATTAAAAGATCAAAAAGAAGTTTTAGATTATATGAGAGAATCTAAAGAAAATTTTTTGCACGTTGTTAATTTATTAACAGAGGAATAAAATGGCTGCGACTAAAACAGTTACAAAACTAACTACTACTGATGCTATTGTTAGAATCGTAGCAACAGCTGCAGCAGATGCAGCGACTATTGATCTTCAAACAGATTTAAAGATGGCTAACGAAACACTAGGCGCTGATCAGAGTGTTTATATTACAGCAGTGTTAGCTACTACATCCAATAGTGTTAAATTAACAAGAAACAGCGTTACTATTGCAGATTTTTATGGAAATTTACAAACTGTAGAAGCTGAGTGGGCATTTATAGACCAGCCAACCTACGATATTATTGCAACTTTTGCTGGACCAGGAACTATCGTTTTGCACTTAAAGAAAGTTTCAGGATATAACACTCCGTTTGAGACTGCATCCTTTGGTTCTTATGATAACCCTAACGCTGTAGGAAGTTAAAATGAAGCTAATCAGAGAAATTTTCGAAACAACCAACCTAGTAGTTGAAGAAAAACTAGGTAAGAAAAAAGAATATTTCATTGAAGGTATTTTCCTTCAATCAGAACTACAAAATAAAAATGGTCGCATGTATCCAGAACAAATTATGGATAAAGAAGTCGATCGCTACATTAAAGAATATGTTGAGAAAAACCGTGCATATGGCGAGTTAGGGCATCCTGATAATCCATCTATTAACTTAGAACGAGTTTCTCATTTAATTACCTCTCTTAAAAAAGAGGGAACCAACTATGTTGGTAGGGCAAAAATTCTTGACACCCCAATGGGTCAAATCGCTAAAGGACTGTTAGACGGTGGCGCTAATCTTGGTGTTTCCAGTAGAGCACTTGGTACTCTAAAGGAAAACGATAGTGGCGTCCAAATTGTACAAGACGACTTTATGTTGTCTACTGCAGCTGACATCGTAGCTGACCCTTCAGCTCCAGAAGCATTCGTTCGTGGAGTTATGGAAAGTAAAGAATGGATTTATGTTGATGGAAACTTTGTGGAGAAGCACATTGATGTTGTAAAACATTCAATTAAAAAAACATCTTCTAATCAGTTAGAAGAAGCAAAAATTCGTGCTTTTGAATACTTTTTAAGTAAAATCAAATAACTTATAAATAATTTATTAGAGAATTAATCCAATAGGAGATTACAGATGTCTATCGAACAAAAAATTGCTGAACTCTTGGCAGAATCTAAAAAGGCACAGTTAACTGATCCTGTATTAGAAGATGTAGAGATTGTAGCTGAAGAAGAATTAGAAGAAGAAGCTGCTAATGGTAAGACCGATGGTGTTACTAGCGTTGCTGGAGATAATCCAGAGAACAAGAAAAATGCAGTTCAGGATGAGAAACAAGCTGAAGGCGGTACATCAAAGACCGCTAACAAAGTAACTGCTGGCGCAGCTCCTCCAGAAGGTTCTCATTTAAAGAGCGTTAAAGAAGATGTTGATGCTTTGTTTAATGGCGAAGAAGGCTTGTCAGAAGAATTCCGTCAGAAAGCAGAAACTATTTTCGAAGCAGCAGTTATGACACGTGTTAAGTCTGAACTTGCACGTATCGAAGAAGAATACCAAACTCAACTTGCTGAGCAAGTTGAAGAAGTAAAAGAGGGTCTTGTTGACAAGGTTGATGGATATCTCGACTACGTAGTCGAGCAGTGGATGGAACAAAATGAAATTGCCCTTGAATCTGGTATGAAGTCTGACATTCTTGAAAGTTTTGTTGGTGGTCTAAAAGGTCTTTTTGAAGAGCACTATATCGACGTTCCTGAAGAGAAGTATGATGTTCTAGGAGAAATGGAACAACATATTGCAAATCTAGAGGAAAAACTAAACGAAACAACAAGCAAGAATGTTGAATTAAATAAATGGCTTGATGAGATGGCTCGTCAGAAAACTGTTGAAGAAGCATCTGCAGGTCTAACAGACACTGAAGTTGACAAATTCAAAGGTTTAGCTGAAGAACTATCTTACGAAAATCAAGAGACATTTAAAACTAAACTTCAGACTATTCGCGAAAATTATTTCGGTGAAAAGAAAACAACAAGTAGTGTAGTATCTTCTGTCGTTAGCGACGAAGCTGTTACATTGACTGAAGATAAGATTATTGATCCATCTATCAAGTCATACTTGCAAGTTTTAAATTCCATTAAGAAGTAAATCAACCCCAAGGAGTTAGAATAAAATGACAACACGTCAAGATTTATTAAAGAAGTGGGCACCAATCCTAGAGCACGACTCTGTCCCACAAATCAAAGACAACTACCGTAAGGAAGTTACTGCAGTTCTTCTAGAGAACCAAGAAAAGGCTCTTAAAGAAGAAAAGTCAGCACTTTTCGAAACAGGTACACACGTTAACGCAGGTGGTGCAGGTGTCGCCCTCGGCAGCGCAGGCACTAACGCACAAATGGCAGGTTACGACCCAGTTCTAATCAGCCTAGTGCGTCGTGCAATGCCACAAATGATCGCTTATGACATTTGCGGTGTTCAGCCAATGACACAACCAACAGGTCTAATCTTCGCAATGAAGAGCCGCTTCAGTTCACAAAGTGGTACCGAAGCTCTTTTTAACGAAGCAGATACAGACTTCTCTGGTACTGGTACTCATTCTACTGGTCAACCAACTGCTAATAATGCAACAAACGGTACAGGTATGACTACTGCTGCTGCTGAAGCTCTTGGCGCTGGTGGTACTGGTGATGGTACTTTCAATGAGATGTCATTCTCAATCGAAAAGACCAGTGTTACTGCTAAGAGTCGTTCTCTAAAAGCAGAATACACTATTGAACTTGCTCAAGATCTTAAGAGCGTTCATGGTCTAGACGCTGAAGGCGAACTAAGCAATATTCTCTCAACTGAGATTCTTGCTGAAATCAATCGTGAAGTTGTTCGTACTGTTTATAAAGTTGCTAAGCCAGGTGCACAAGCTGGCACAGCAGCAGCTGGTACTTTCGACTTAGACGTTGACGCTAACGGTCGTTGGTCTGTTGAAAAATTCAAAGGACTTATGTTCCAAATCGAACGTGATGCTAACGTAATTGCTCAGCAAACACGTCGTGGTAAGGGTAACTTTATCGTTTGTTCTTCTGATGTTGCTTCCGCATTAGCAATGGCAGGTGTATTAGATTACACTCCAGCTCTAGAAGGAAACAGAGGTCTAGCAATCGATGAAGCATCTACTACTTTCGCAGGTGTTCTAAACGGACGTTTCCGTGTATATGTTGATCCATATGCAGGTAACGGTGGTACTAACCAATTCTTTATGGTTGGCTATAAGGGTGCTTCCGCATTCGATGCTGGTCTATTCTACTGCCCATACGTTCCACTACAATTGGTTCGTGCAGTTGATCCAGAGAGCTTCCAGCCTAAGATTGGCTTTAAGACTCGCTACGGTATGGTTTCTAACCCATTCGTTCAATTGGACGGAAACGGTACAAACCTACAAGCAGCAAGCAACTACTACTTCCGTAAGGTATTCGTTTCTAACCTAATGTAATCCAATAGGTAAGAAGCTACCAACTAAGAGTAGCGTTTTAGAGAGGGGACCAAAAGTCCCCTCTTTTTTCATTATAAATATTGTTACTACAGTTAAAGGTGAATTATGACTAACAGAGTTTTTACTTGCCCAACACCAAGCAATATAAATCCACTATCTCCAGTTGGGTTTACATTTTCTATACAAAAATTACCAGAACTTACATTTTTTTGTCAAGAAGTTAATCTTCCAGGATTAACCCTTGGTGAACCAGAATTCGTTAACCCATTTGCTAGAGTTCCAGTCCCAGGAGGGGCGATAACCTATGATCAGCTAATAGTTCAATTTTTAATTGATGAAGATATGGCAAACTTTAAAGCAGTCTATAATTGGATTGTTGCTCTAGGTTTCCCAGAAACATATTCGCAATATACTTCTTTCTTGACAGATGAACAGCGTGGTAGTCTAAATGAATTAGCGAGTAACTATTCAGACGGAACTCTTACAATATTAAACAACAACAACAGACCATCACAGTCTGTTGATTTCATCGATATGTTTCCAACTAATATTGACACTTTGCAGTTTTCATCAACCCAACAAGATGTGCAATATTTAATCGGAAGAGCAACATTTAGATTCTCTTATTATAAGTTCTTGTAACTTGACATTTTTACAAAAGTATAGTAGTATTGTTATTATTTGTTTTTGGAGTTATTATGAATCTTGAACAGTTGCAAGAAACTTGGGAAACTGATTGTATAATAGACGACGATCGATTAGATAAAGAATCTGTCAGAACACCAAATCTACACGCAAAGTATTTAAATTTTCTTATTGGATATAAGCTGAAATATGCTAAAGCCAAGAAGGATTATAACACACTTCGTCAACTAAAGTTTCGATACTATCGTGGTGAACTGTCTAAACAAGAGTTAGAAGATAGAAAATGGGAGCAATGGCAAGGCGTTAAACCTTTGAAGAATGAGATGGAAGAATTCTTAGAAGGAGATTATGAACTAGCCGAAGCTCAACTTCGACAAGAGTATCTGGAGAGTGTTATAAATTATCTAGAGAGCATTATGGGTCAGATTAAATCTAGAGATTGGCAGATTCGTAATAGTATTGAATGGAAGAAATTTATTAGTGGTGCTTAATGTCTGTTATTAACATAGAGAAAATAAATGAAGTTCATATTCGTTGTTATGCTGAAAA